GTCCAAGATCGCCTGGGCTCGTTCCGGATCCCAGCCTGCCTTTCGGAGTTCGGCCCGGACATAGCTAGGCCATTTATCCCACCACTCTAGGACAGTCTTAGGCCAGTCGGGTGGGAAGGGAGTTCGCCCCTCGACGTCCATCCATTCCTTGGGGATCACGGCCGCCTTGGGAGTCGCGAACAGGTTGCCGGGGCGTACCACGATCCTGGTCTTGCCTTGGATAGTGGTCCTTACTTTTCGTGGCAGGATCTTGCCAGTTTTGAGGTCTATCTTCCACGCTTTCTGGTCCTTGTGGAGAGCCTTGAGCTGTGTCAGGGTCACGATGGGGATCTTGATCGCTCCTTCCACGTTCGCGTTCACGGTCCAACCTTCCGCGACGTCATCCAGCGCGAAGCGGAAGTCCCAGTGGTTACTTCTGCCCCTAGCGTGACTCTGTACGATGAACCGCTTAGGTTCGTTCGGTTTCGGCGGATACTCGATCGACGGTCCCTTTTGCTTTTCGATCATAACTTCCACTTCCTCCATGCCAAAGGTCGGAAGTCTTTCGGATCCAGCTTATAGGCACGCAAGGCAGCTTCCACGCTCCCGATCGGAGAACCCGGTTCTTTAGGATTGGGCGACAAAGGATGCTGCCAGGAGATGTGCCACTTCCCGTCCTCGCCCTTGAAAGGCCTGAGCTCCGCAGGCCGCACCGTGATCACCAAGCCTTTCTTGAGCCACGACGGATCCTCTACCTTGCAAGCGTACGTGTTGCCATACGCCAGCTCGCCGGCCTTGCGCTCCGGCCAGCCCGGAAGCATCGTCCAGTATTTGGGATCGTCCGTCCCCTTCCACGTTTGCTTTTCCTCGTCCCAATCCAACTTGAGGTCAGACTCAGATAGCTCATGATCCCCTTCTAGCGGAAGCCACAAGTTCGGATCTTCCTCGCTCCGGAGCGCGCACCGGAAGATGTATGTGTTCGACTTCTCTAGCAACTTGGGAAGCTCTTTGAAAGCCTGCTCTTTGGTCCAGTGCACGTGCGGAGGCTTTCCCGCCGGAACCTTGCGCCAACCGATCGCTAGAGTGTCGAGCTCCGGAACCGTCTTGTACTTAACGACCCCGCCTAGAACTCCGGTGTCGTACTTAAAGGACAAGAACTTGAGCATCGCCCCTTCGGAATTGCACTGACGTTGGGAATCGGCCCACTCGAGCGCCTCCAGGAGCCCCCGCTTCCCGGTCGCCACTTTGGTCGGCATGACGGCCAGCTTGAGCTTGCCCGCCGTTATGCCGTCGCCGATCAACTTTCGGAGGAGCTTTAGTCGCTCGAGATAAGGAAGGCTGCAGACGTTCTTCCCGTCGAGCCACAGGATGTCGTGCGCCCAGAACGTGACCGGCTCATCATGCGGCTCCTTCGCGGACCCGATCCAGGCCATCTCCCACCGGTTCTGGGGATGTCTCCATTCCGAATCTTTGTAAGCCATCGCCTCCACGTCGAGGATGCATTCGCGGCAAGGGAGTTTCCCGATCAACTTCGGAAAGTCCGGGAAGGCAGCCGAGCGTTCCAGACCCTTCTCGGTGAACACCGCAAACTCCGATCCTTTCTTGTGGAGGTGGAGGCGAAAGCCGTCGGCCTTCGGCTGTATGACCAGCTTCTCCCCACGCTCGACTGCGCGCCTGGCCCATTTCTCCCAAAGTTCCTCTTCTTCTCCTCCGTAGAATTCCCCGGCCGCCTTATAGTGAACCACCGGCTCCAGCGGCTTGATCTTGGAGATGTCTTCTTGCACGGCCGCCTTGTAGAACCGCTCGGCAAATCCGGGCTCCGGCAGCGACCGGACCTCGAACTCCGGATTCTTCACCGCAACTAAAGTATAGAGGGGCAAGTAAGCCCAGGTCGGGCCCTGGAACTCGAGGGAGAACTGCACGGGCAAGCCTTCGCCTATCGCCTCTTTCAAGGCCCGCTCCAGCTTGAGGAGCGATCCGGACGGGGCGTCCGCCCGGAGAACAATATCAATGTCATGCGGCTTGCGGTTCTTTCCATAAATCGCAGAGCCGGTCAAAGAAGCCCAATCAGGTACAACTACGAAAGCATCAGGCAGCTTCTCAAACATCTCTCTTAGCTTGGCTTCACCCAGCCCGTCTTTGGCAATAGCTTGGCCCGCGCGGAGGACGTCGGGGGAAGGCGAGATCGGTTCCGGGAGCTCATCGAGCTTGAACCAGCCAACTTCTTCAGCCTCCGCCAACGGCTCGCCTTTGCCCTTGATCCAGCGCATCGGAACCAAGTATAAGCGCACCCCTTCGACGGTGATCTCCCGCCACGGCTCCTCCATCACGGGATCGGCCAGCACGCCGGTCTCTTCTTGGACTTCCTCCAGGGCCGCTGTGACCGGATCGCGGCCCGAAAGGAAACCTCCGGGTGGGCTCCACACACGAGGCTCGTTCTTGCGTTTGATCAAAAGGATCTCGCCGTCGCGGTAGACGAGGCCCAGGGCGGCTTGCCTGGCTTTCTCTCGGGGTTCGGTCTTGAGGTAGCCCTTCTCTTTGGCTTCCTTGTAGCACCTCCACCAGTTCGTCTTCCACTTGGGATCGCCGGCCGGAGGCTCCGGGAAGTACGCCGGATTGACCTTTTCTCTCAAGGTGTCCACGATTGTGCCAAAGTATCGGAGGATGTCCTCTAGGATCCAGTCGCCCCAATTGAGGCCTCTCTTGAGGCGGTCGTAGCCCACACTGAGGTAACGTAAATCAGCCTGCAACTCCGCACGCCTAGCCTTGGGATGCTCCAGGTCGTAGTCCACGCCCTCGGCCCTGAATCGCCTCAGCTCGAGCTTCTCAATCGGCTCGACTTTCACAAGTTTGTCGCGATTGGGAAGGATGACCTCCTTGAGGAAGGTCTGAGTTCCCGGCGGCACGTCGTATTCGATCGGGCTGGGATAGGCGTAGACTTCGTCAACGGGATAGAGCCACAGCTTTCTCTTGTTAGGCCACCAGGCGACTCTCTCCTCTTGTGAGACTCTATGGAGATCAAAGGTCTTCCGGAACTCCTCAAGCGTCAGAGCCTTGGGAGCCTTGAACTTGGCCACACCGAGCAGTCTCTGATCCTCCAAGATGGCAAGCCACTCGCCCGCCATCTTGAACTTGCGCGCCTTGACCACGGCTCGCTTCTCGCCTGAAGCTAACAGCGAGCCGTGCGGCGCAACCAAGTACAGCCCGCGGACCTTCTCCGGTATCCTAGCCATCACGGAAAGACTAAGCCCCTGAGGCTGTTCAGGCAAGTCTTTTCCCTGGTAACTATTCCGATGGCAAAGAAGGTTCCCAAAATGGGCAAGTTCCGCCTTCGCTAGCAGCGATGAATGAAGCTTTAAAGTACGAAGATGGGACTTGAACCTCTTTAATGCAAATGCCGACTGGTTCGTTGATCAAGCCGCCCTGGATGTGAAGTTGCTCTTTAGCCTGTTGCAAAGTCTCACCTGGCCCAGGTTTAGTGGGCTTCCAATATTTGCAAGTCCCACAGCAGCGCCTTAGGGCATTCTTCTTGTCATCAACTTCCGCTTCTAGCTTCATCCCGACTTAGGCTGCCATTCTTGACCCCGTCATCCCAGGTGAAGTTCTCTCCGTGCCACTCAGGTGGCCAATATAAAGGCGGCCAGGACTTGATCCACTCAAGATCGGCTTCGAGCTTCCACTCCCGAGAGAGCTTTAGATTCAGCTGAGTCAGTTCCCCATCCATAAGGTAGTTCCTCCCTTCCGTTTCTAATATAAGGCAAACGCTCCAGGTTGCCAAGTCCTCACCGCACAGGAGCAGGGATCAGATTGATAGAACATCTACATAAGGGGTGCAATGGCGGAGAAATTACTCCATCCGGGAAAGTTTCATCCAACTTGACTCGCACTCCATCTAATTGACTACATCGAATACATGTTCTTTCATCAAATGCCGTTACCCATTCCTTCTCAGACTCCTTTCCGATTAGCTTTGCTCTTACCGCCCGATTCCAAGACTCCAACCGCCCGTGGTTCTCAGCAGCAATCATCTCCGTTCTCGCTATCGTCTCGGCCCGCTCCCGGATGTACCTGTCCGCCAGCTTTTGAGTCAGGTCCCGCGCCCTCTTCTGCGTGACCCCTTGATCTAATAGCTTAGAATAGTATCGCTCGATGGCTCGCATCTGACGCGCATTAGGCCCGATCATCGACCTAATCCGCCGGGCCGCCACGAGCGGGTTCTCGCCTCGCTCTAACGCCTGATCTAACGCAACTTTGATGCCTTCAATCGTCTCGGAAGACAAGTCCTTCACCCGACTGAGTCCGTACTTCTTTAGCCAAGTGCGGACCCAGGAATCTCCGGGGACCAAGCGCCGATCCCACCCCCAGTAAACGACTTCCCGGTTGGCGTGGTAGATAAAGTGCGGATTAAAGACCTTCCAGGCTCCGAGTAGCGCTGCGCTAACGATGCCTGCCTTCTTAAGATCCCGGATAAACACGCTGGGCTTTTCTTCTTCTAGGGCTTCCCCAAGATCCTTGCTTTTAACCTTGCGCTGGATCTCTTCAAAGGCGTCGATGAAAGCTTCACGCGCTTCTTTGACCGAGACCTTCTTTCCCTTTGCTTTAAATAGGCCCTCCGCTCTTGAGTAGGGCGCCTTACAGGAGGAAAGGAGGCTGGAGCGGAGGGCCATCTTCATGCCTCCGTCTTCTTTGCTGGGAGCCCAACCTGTGCTCTCAAGGCGTTTTCAAGATCCTCATCCGGGAATAGCTCCGCGCCCGCCCTGCTCAAGGCGTCGATCAGCTTGGTCACCTCGTCCAGATCGGGCACGCGCGGAAGCCGGGCCACCAGCTTGGGCGGATTGTCGATGCCGAATTCGTTAAATTCAAACAACTGACGGACCGCCTTGGCGTTGATAGTGTCCGCGATGGAGTCCAGCCAGGCTATGAGCGCGGTCTCAAACACTGTTCTCTTTTCCCTGGCCAGAGCGTAAGAGCCCTTGCTTTCCAAGCCCAAAAGAACAAAGTCCGCCAAGACGGTCTGGGCTATGGCATGATCGTATCGCTGGATGATCTCTGACGTTTCAAATTGCTTGCTGCCCGCAGATGAAACAAGCTCCAGGCGCATGAGCTCCCGAGGCCCGCCTTCGGCGTACGGATCCATCGGAAGCAATAAGCCAGCCTCCTCATCCTGACGAATATTTTCGACAAGACTCTGCAACCAAGCCCTATCCTTCTCTTTGTCAGGATCGGTAAGGTAATCATAAGGCACGTACAGGACTGGCAATCCGGCAAGATCTCTTTCTGCCCCGATCCCTTCCAAAATCTGCAAATTTTTCTTGAAATACCATGACAAATAGCAATTGCGAAGTATACTGCGACCCTCAGGATTTCCTTTATGTGCTTCAGTTCTAAACAGAAGGAACTTATCCGCCGGAATATATCGCTGCTTATAGTCAGGTGGAGCCACTTGCCATAGCCCCTTGAGGTGACCGGAGGAATCCATATCCCACCTATCGATCGTCTCCTGCGCCCGGATCGAAAAGTCCCGCCATCCTATCCGCTTGTCACTGTACCTGGAACGACCTGACGGAGGAGCATCCGGACCTTCCCGAACCTTCCACAGGATCTCAAACACCGCGAACCCGTAGACGAGAAAACTCTGGACCTCGGAGATGAATTCGGTCCAAGGCGTCTCCATATCGTACATGCACTGCTCAAGGAAATCAGCAGCCTCCCTATCCGCCCTGGAGTCTCCGCCCGGTTCGACGGACCACTGGGCGCCCCTCAGGATATGGGAGATGGCGAAGAGGATGGAGCCGACAGTCGAGTCGTTGTCCCGCATCTCGCGCCAGACTTTCCGGCCCTTCTTTCCTTGAAGTTCAGAAAGCCACTCCTCGCGCAAGATGCCGGACCAGATCGAGAGACCTGGCACTCCCAGACTCTTGAAATCCGGCTCCTTCTTCTCAGCCATCACACACCCTTCGCTGCCGCCAGCGAACTCCTCAGGAAGTCTTTTATCAACTCGAACGCTTGCGACTCGGTGAAGCCCGCGTCTTTCAGAGCGTCGAATAAACAGCGAAGCAAGCGAGCGAACTTACCCAGGTTCTCCTCGAATTCAGTCCCTTCGCCAAACGGCCACATCTTCTCGTCCGTCATGATCCCTCCTCCCCATCCTAACGCTCCTGTCAAGACAAGCAAGCGAATTGGCCCGCATTCGCGCTAGCCTTCGGCAGTACCAGCTGGTCACGATACGGCTTATGAACTCCAAAGGATAGAACACCAAGTAATCAATCACGCCTCCTCCTGAACCCGAGCTTCGCGAGAAGCTCCTCCATCTTCTCCTTCTCTTCATCGGTGAGTCGCGCTTCGCCGCCTTCCACGATGTACGTCTCAAAGACCGCGTTGACGGTTTCTCCCAAAGGATGGCGGCCTTCCGGCGATTCACGCCTAAAGAACAGAGGCTCGTGCCACACCTCTTCCCAGTGAGGCAGGAGTTCTATGTCCTTCGCGACCGTCTGTAGACACGCTTCTAGTTCTTTGCCAAATTCCTCCCGCGCCCTGGCATAAGCGGCGAACCTCGCTTGCATCCGCTGCCAAGCGGTTTTAAGGTCTCTCATCTGGCATCCCTCCCTGAAAGTCTATCCGTTGCCTCTCCGGCACAAAGTATCGCTCGCAATGTGGACAGTACGCATAACTCACTGGACCTGCTATCACAATCATGACCCGCTCACAGAAAGGGCATCGATAATTACCTTTCAGCTCTGCTTCAACCCACTTCTCCACTCTGACATCGAAACTCTCTTCCTTCCCCTTTGGCACCTTCACTCCTTTAGGTCTTCCAGTTTCTCAGTCCGACCACGATGCCCAGATCTTTGCGCAAGAGCTTTACCAACCTTTCATAACAGTGAGGGCATAAGTGAATGACAGTACCACCTTCGACCTTGCTGAGATCGCCAAGCTTTCCATGGCCATCGCACTTGAAAACTATCATCTCTCACCTCCAGCTCATCTCCCGGGCGCAAGCCTCGAGGCGTCTCTTCCATTCCTTCCCTGATCGTCCGAAACGCTCCGGATCGGCTCCTAGAACGGACAGTCCTCTCCGTCGCTTTCCAAGACGCACCCTGCCCGATGATAGATCTTCAGCACCTCGACGTATCTCGAGCAAGTCCAAACCCGTTCGCCATCTTCTAATACTCGCCATCCTTCGGACCCAGAACAACCCCGCACGGATCGAGGGATTGCGCACCCTAGGCTTCCAGAACCAATTGGCGAACAGAAAGGCCAAGGTGACCGCCTCGATCGCTACCCAACAGCTGAAAGCCTCCGGCATGTCGCCTCCTTCAAACGTAAGGCCCCATGTGCACCCTGACCGGGAACATAGATAAAGCGTCCCCGGCCTCCGACAAGATAAAGGCTACCACCTTCGCCACCTGCTCGGGTTGCATTATCTTGGACTGATCCTCCTCAGGCGCTATCTTTCGTCTCAGAGGCGTGGCTACCCTTCCTGGACAAAGATTGTAAACTCGGATGCCATGCTCGATCAGCTCCTCAGCTGCGGAGAGTGCGAGAGAGTTCAGCGCAGCCTTCGAAGCAGCATATGCAGCCAAGCCTGGCGAAGCTCTCAGGCTCGTGGATGACGAGAAGAAAATTATCTTTCCGCCCTGTGGAAGGATATCTGGAGCATGTTTCAGTAGCAGATAAGGCCCCCAAAAGTTGATGGCGAAGGTCTTCAAAGCTAGCTCCTTATCCCAATCCGCAAGCTTGCCAGGATAGACGACGCCAGCTGTCCAAACGACTGCCTCGAACGGTTCCAGAGGATGCTCAAACGAAAGAAGGAGAATGTCAGTTTGGCTGGGATCGCTAAAATCGCATCGGAAGGTCTTTACTCCATAGAGCTCTTCCAGCTCAATCGCTTGCGATACATTCGTGTTGTAGGTCGCCACGATCTTATCCCCTCGGCTTGCAAGCTCTTTTATCACCGCACTCCCTATCCCCCCACAGCCAATCACTAGAACTTTCAACCTTTCACCTCCACCTTCAGATCGCGTAGCCTCGCCAGTTCCTTGGCCGCGACTTCGCCTGAGCGGCCTCGGAGTCCCGATGGGAGTATACCCTCCATGAACCCCCCCACGCCAGTCCCTAGTTCACCCGTTTTCCAAACCTCCCTGACCAGGTCAATCAGCTCCTCCTCTGAGTTAGCGTGCCATCCTAAGCCTCGCTCATAGATAATAGCCTCGAATGAGCCAGGCCACCGCTTCAAGACAGCCTCCTTGACGAGCCAGTCCGGAAAGATTACTGGAACGCCAAAGGCCCAGGCCTCGTAAAGAGTAGAGCCAGCATCTGCTATCACAACAGCCGCTCGAGGCAGCAAATCCCGAAAGAGCCGCTTCGAAAAGAAGAAAGGGGGATGCAAGACAGTCTCAAAACGGAATTCTCGCGTTAACTGATCCAGCAACTCGCTCGGGAATCTGCCCTCCGAAGTAACGTCAGGAGTTACTTTATGAGTTGGGGCCCAAACTAGAAGTTCACCAAGCCTTTTCTGGCCCCAGACAGGATCCAGGAACGGATACCCAACTATCGAAATCCTCTCTGGCGAAATGCCCTGGCGGATGAGCTTGTCCTTCCAGGCGGGCCCGGACACAAGGATATGATTATAGCCTGACATCTTGTCCGCGTTCCGCCAATTTTTGTCTGCCAAGCCGTGGGACATGAAAGCGTCAGCCTTAGGGAAGATCTCCCATGACAGAGACACATTGAGGTCGCTAGGAGAAGTTTCGTGAGCGACCTCGCTCTCCGTCAGATACTTCAAGATAGGCTCGACATGGGCCCGCTCCACGAACTCATAACCGCCTTTTCTTACCAGGAATCGGATCCTCATCCCAAAGCTCAATCCTCCTTTTCAGCGTACACCCTGACGATGTAAGTTTCCCTCCCTTCGGGAGGATCCATCCCTCTTCCCACCGGGATCGGTTCACCATGAGCGATTAAAGATTCGATATACAAAGCAGCGGCTTCTCGGGTATTCTGCAACGCCTCTTCACGGGTTGCTCCCCAGCTAAGGCAACCTGGAAGGGCAGGCACATAAACGAGAAACCCGCCTTCATCAGGTTCAAGGACAACGGCGATTTCGAATAACACGCCTTCGCCACCTTCCATTCGAATAGATCCCGGCTTACCCTGCTCCGTTATTGTCATCTCCTACATCATCAACAAGATAGCACTCAAACCGATAGCCAGATCCGTCCCATGTAAAGAGGCCCAGTTCGCCATTGACGGCATGGAATAGCGGCGATGGAGGATCGTCATACTGATCGCCGAAGATTTCGGTCAAGCGTACGCAAGCGCGTCTCACTTCCATGGCAGCTTCATAACCTCCACATCGCCTGGCTTCCTCTTCACTAATCATCGCTAGTCATCCTTTCTTGCCTTCCACCGCCGGAAATACGTGGCGATCACACAGGACTACGTGCCCTTCTGCAATGAGCTGTAGTAATGCTAACGCCGCAGCTAATTTGATAAGCTCTTTCGGATACGCGGTTGTTTCGAGCATATGGTCAACTGCCCTGTCCAATACCTGGCCGTACGGCATTCCAGACTGGCCTTCCACGGTTTCCAACAAACAATTCAAAGCGTAGAGAAGAATATCCTCAGCCTCGGCTTCACTTAAATTCTCCGACTGGAACTCACCCATTTTCACCTCCTCGAGTTACATCAGCCTACTACTTCCGCCAAGTGCTCTGCCGCTCCACGCCAACCGGTAGCGGCACTGTCCCTTTCGGCCGCTCCCTCCGCGTAGGCCAGCGCGTCGCGTCCTTTAGGTGACGGGGCGGCCGCAAAGCTCGCTCCCCAGTCACGGTTTTCTAGATGCAGTCGGCTAGGCACGGCCGTCCCGCTTTCATTATACCTCAGTTCCTTCGCCATGTGCTTTGCCTGCTCACTCCCACCGGCAGCGGAACCTCCACTCTGGGCTTTTCAACTGCGGCATAAGCTAAGGCGACTGCATCTCCCCAATCCGGGGAAGGGACTCCCTGCTTCCGCATTTGTTCCTTGGACTCCAGCTTTATCCTCCCGGCCGACGTGTAACTGTACTTGCGGCCGGTCAGGTCCCGCACGACGTTCCGGTCCTTAAACACCGGACCCCAAGCCTCGCCCTTTTGTAACATCTCGGCAAGGTTCCACCACATCTCCGCCGATTTATTCTCGAAGCGGTCTCTCTCTATCGGCCTTCCTCCGAATTCCACTCCCACGACAGGGTAGCCTTGCTCCTTCAATCGATCCACCACTCCCGCGCCGACCCCGGTGGCGTCAACCTTGATCAGCTCGGCCTTGACCTTGCGCGCGAACGCGGTCAAGCGCCCCGCGGTTTCCATCGTGCTTCCCGGAGGGCACTCCTGCAACGCGAAAGCGCAGCCTCCCTTGCGCGCCACGAACACCGTGTGATCACCGCCGTAGCGGGCTATGTCCGCGCCCACTTCCACCCGTCCTTCTCCAGGCTCACTCCTCAGTCCAGCCTTTTCCACCCAGGACAGCGCAACTAAAACGTCCTCGCTCCTCTCCGCGAATTCACCGAGGACCCACACCTTCCACTCCCAAGAATTCTCTCCATACCTTTGTCTGATCTCCTCCACGTCCTCCTTGGTTACAAGGCCAGGAACCGCTATCCTGCCTTCCACCACATTGGGGCACTCCAAAGCGGAAATGCTCATCTTGGCAAAGCGCGGGTCACGGAACGCCTCATAGAAAGGCCCTTCCGGGACCGTAGGGTTCCCAATCATGAGGAGGTAAGAAAACTGACCGCGGAGAAGGGTCTGCAGCGCAGTCCACACATCCCACGAAAGCCCCTGGGCTTCGTCAACCACAACTAGAATATGCTCGGCGTGCAGACCTTGCAAGTTAGCGGTCGCCCAGTCAGGCACCGCGATCCCGGTCACGAGCACGTTAGGATCAGGCCGCCACGTGGTCTGGAGCGGCTCCTCTCCCAGTCTGTAACCTCGGTTAAGTGCAGACCGCCAGGTCTTTCGGATCTCTCGCCAGATGATGTCTCGTACCTGTCGGAACGTAGGTGCAGTGGTGACCACGACAGCGGGCCGAAAGTGGGTGGCGAACAAGACGACCGCTTGGGCCGCGGTCCAAGACTTCCCCACGGCGTTCGCGGATCTGACCACGAGGCGCCGAGAACGAAACAGCTCTTTCAGGATCTCCTCTTGACGGGACCATGGCTCGGCGCCGATAACCCGACGGACCCAGAAAGCTGGATCCATCAGATCGAGTGCTGGATGGAGAGCGGAAGCTACCACTTTAGTCTTTACCATGCGCATCAACCTTTCCCTTCATCTCCTTTTCACAAACATCACAAAGTTGGAATAACCGGTCAGCTTTTATCCAATAAACGTTCACCATTCTCCTTTTGCATATCGGGCAGATACCTGGGATGACCCCGTACTCATCTTCTCCAGTAGGCTCTCTCAATCCCTTCTCTATCTGATCAAGATAACGATTCCTTCTATAGAAGGTTAAGGTTATTTTATCATACCACTTTTCGTAACTTCCTGCCTTTATCACTCCATCAAGAGGAGCTAATCCGGCACCGCATTCCGAACACCTGACCAGATTTTCCAGATAGTCTACTTCAGGACAGACATTTTTATAGCAATACTTGCAGTAAACCCATCTACCTACTTCAGGCTTTGCCATATCTTCTTTCCTCCGTCACCATTCTGTCTTGACTACCACCGGCCAGCCCCACTCTTGCAGCCACATCTCAAGGTACGTCCGCAAGGCATCCGCCCCATTAGGTGACGCCTCGTGGACATGGGCTACATACACAGCCCCTCGCTGCTCGACATCGAAGCACTTAAGCTCGCCCCAGTTAACAGCCGCATCCTCCAAGCCCGGAAACTGCTTCAATCTGCGCTCGTCAACTCGAAAGATCAACTCCACATCCGGCTTATACAGAGCACAAATTAGCCAATTACACAAGTCGCGGATTACATCCTCCGCCTTGGGGCGGAGATCCTCTGGGCATCTTTCCCAATCCCCCCGCCTCCACAACAGAGAGTTCATCCGTGCGCCCCCTCTAGCGCGGCAAGGGCTTCTTCAAGCGCCTGGAACCTTTTGGCTGACTCTTTGATCGGATCGACTGTTTCAAACTGCCTCCCCAGGGCCACATAAGCCCGCGCCGCCTCGGCCACCGCTTCCAATCGCTCTGATCGTGCAAGCAGCTCTCGCACAACTTGACATAGCCAGGCAGTATCATGCCATCCTGTAGGAGGAGAACCCAGTCTCTTAGCAGTCTCCATGTAATCCTCGATCTCCTCAAGCCGTTGCAGGATCTCCTCAGGCTTCATCACCATCCTCCCTCACCTCCGCTTCCTCAATCCAAGATCGCATCGTTTCTTAGCTACCGCGTTGCGGTTTCTAACCTTCCCTCGCGCTCGGTTACAGGGCAACCCGCTTATCGCCCGGGCCAGCTCCTCATCGGTCATGTGCTGCCAGTTGGCTCGCAAGAATTCGATCTCCTCCTTGAGCCACATATTCTTTTCGTCTCGCTTGCGACACGATAAAGCCTTCCTAGCTCGATCCCTGACCTCCCTCCACTTCTTGCCTTGCCTGAAACGTCGGGTCCGAAACAAGCTCCAGACATACTCCTCAGTATCGCCGTACTTCTCTGCCAACTTCTTCACCATCTCGGGACTTGGCTTGCCTCGATAAGAATCCACTTCGCGGATCAGTTTCGCGAGCTCGGTTTGCTTCCAGAACGTTCCGTAAGCAGTGCGGACTTTCACCAGCATCCGCCGCTCCTCTCAGTTGTCCTCACCCGCTCAAAAGCAGAGCGTAAAGCCAACACACGCCCGCGACAGGCCATGCGCCCCACCGAAGCCACTTCGGGCGCTTCTCCGAGACAGCTAAGAAGAGATTCAGAGTTCCGATACCGAACAGAATGACCCCACTTTCAGCTTGCGCGATTTGGCGAACTCCTCAACCATCTTGAGAAATTCCTTGTCGGTCAGCCTCTCCCTCACCTCTCCCTCGATCCAGAAAGTGCTCTCCGACCTCTCCGTCGGCCCGCCTTCCAGGAGCTCGAGCGCCTTGATGATGTCCGTCAAAGCCTTTGGCGCTTGATGAATAAACCGCAAGAGCTCGTTAGGCGAAAGCTCTTCCCACCTGCGGAGGATGGCGGCTTTCTCTTCCGGACTCGCGTCCTTCGGCATGACCATGTGGGCGAGCGCGACTTGCCAAGCCTTCGTCAGTCCGTCGCGCAAGAATTTCAAAATTTCGCGCGACTTTTCTCGCGAATCCTCGCTCCGGACTATGATCTGTTCAGTCTCTTGTTTAAGTTCCTTACGGGTCTCCGCCAGCATCTTTTCGGTATGCTGGCGCCGTTTCTCCCGCCATTTTTCTTTCGCTGAATATTTGTAAAGGGACTCGACGGGCACGCCGAGCTCGTTCGCCAGCTCCCGGATCGTGGGCTTGCGCGGATCCTCGATGTAGCGCTGGCGGGCTATTTCAACTTGCGCTGCGTATTTTACCCAAGCCATCTCAGCCTATTATACCTCCGCATAGGATTCATCGAATTGGCTCCAACTCAAGTACTACAGGCGGGTAGAAGACGTTAGTCCAGAACAGTCGCCGATAGTACTGCGTGGATGCCAGCCACTTATTCGCTTCTATGATCTTTTGCTGTAACGCAGCCAGTTCCAGCTCAGATATGCTTTCGTTCTGTCTTGCCGCTAGGCGACACACTCCTAAAGTGAACAGAACAGCCACCAACAGGATGCCTAAGGCAACAAAAAGACCGACAACCCAAGAGGAAATCCCGTACCATCGCTTCCTCTTTTGCCATAGCGCATACATCGCCGCCAACGCGAAAGGGACCGCTACTATCAGCAGAATGCCCATTGCACAACCTCCTTTCTCACCGCAAATCCTCCACGATCCTATCCCAATCGCTTGGCCTCCAGAGGCAAGCCTCCGCTTTTCGCACCTTCTCCAAAGCGTCCAGCCACATCCGTTGCTCGGGGCTCAATCTTCCCTTCTCGCTCTTTAGTTCCGCGAAAATGACTTTATTGCCGCGGACTAACACGAGGTCAGGAAAGCCCTCCGGGGACCTACGCGAATCGTAAGTGTGGTAGGTCAACCAACCGCAAAGTTCCGCTAGATCCCGCACCTGCTGCAGGAACTCCCTTTCGGTCATCGGTGTAACCTGCACAGTCTCCTCCTCAGTCGATAAGGAAAATACAAGATCCAGAACAACGTCCAAGCAGAGTTCGACAACTTCCGCTCGTAAGGATAACCTCGAATGGCGGGCCTGACAAGCGCAAGTCCGCTCCACCAGGGCGCGAAATGAAGCTTTCTTTCATCGTGAAAGCCCCAGGACATTAGGATGCAGTTCCAACCAACCTTATCAACTTCCCCGATCACAAGCTCGCCACCAATCCAAGTCTGCACGAGTTCGCCAGGCTCAAACGGAACCTTCAACTGTGATCCCCACTTCATTTTTCATCTCCTTAAGGCATCCAAAAGCTTTCGCTGGCTCGCCTATCGCCCAAGGCTCCCGAACAAAGGAGCATTGCATAAAGCACCCGTCGCTCGCAACAGTGAAGAACCTGCGCCCCGCCGTGCAGCGCCCCACGGCCAGCCCGTCCAAACCGACGTCAACACCCGAAGCCGCGAGCGCCCGCGCAACGAACCAAGCCTTGTCGTAATCCACGGTATGCTTGGGAGCGAGCAAGACGAGCGCAGCCCCCGAGGTCCTGCAGATGTTTAGGACCTTTCCGAAATATGGCTTGTCTTGGTCCAGCATAATGAAATTGACCATGCGCTGGATCCCCATCCGCTCGAGCAAAGCCAAGCCTTCCCGCAGCACTTCCAGATCGCCGTGGAACGAGACCGACACGGCGTCCAGAACGGAGACCAGGTCGCGCTTTGCGCTCAAAAGGAGGCCGTTCGTGGTAAGGCTTACAGGAAGGCCAAGCCGATGTATCGTCTCGATAATGTCTCCAAGACCCTCATAAAGCAAAGGCTCGCCGCCTCCAAGCGTGAATTGCTTTGTAAGAGGCGCAAGTTTCTTCACAAGCGCCTGCCACTCGCTAACGGCGAGCTCGGGCCCGGTTTTGGAGTAGCAGTAAGGACAATCAAGCTGGCACCGTCCCGAGACTTCAAGGTGGATGACTTCAAACTTAGGCTGCATGTCTCTCCTTCCACTCTCGGTAATGTGCGAGGCTTCCACCAGAGTAGTCTTCTTTGACTTGGATACCCAATTTCTCCTCTAGCCAAGCAAGGACTGGGTATCCTTGTGGCTGGGAATGCTGGCTGTAGGAAATAGCACCGCGCCTCTTCTCCAGTTTGAGGCTGGCAGGGTAAATCCCTTGCGCCACCAGTCGATCCCAAAGCATTTCACTTGATGCGCACTCAGCTTTTAATGCCTCGGCTTTTCTTTTTCTCCTCCAAAGTCGAAAAGACAAAAACTCAAGATCGCTAGCTCCAGGCTGAGTCACGTTGAGAATCGGTAGCTCCTTCTCCGCCATGAGAAGGATCTCCTCTGGGTCAACGTCGCCCCCGATCTCATACAGCCAAAAGACCAGTTCGCTACAGTTCGGTTGCAGTCTAGTCATTACAAACCGCCTTTAACTCGCTAGCCGCAGGCCGGCCAAGATAGCCAGTACTAGAAAGCTCAAAAGCCACAAGCCGCCGGCAATGACGTCCTCGCGAGTGTACCTAAGCATCATTCCTCCTACAGTGACAGCTTCTCCACTTTCGCCTGGATATCCTCTGGAGCCTCTTGTCCCATCTCTTTCAACGTCCGGGAAAGGATACTCACTTTAGTCACAGCTACACTGTTCGGCTCGCCGTCAAACTTGCCAGCCTTTGCGGGATCGCAGACCGCGTTAAGGAGCCAGTTCCAACCCCGGTCGAAACTTTCTAGAGCTTCCCGCAATTGCTTGGCCACCATGCCGATTTCGATCGGAGCTTCCTTCTCGATCGTTTGGAGAATTTGAATATCTCGCTCGTGCATTAGACCCTCTCCTTTATCGCCACATTCCGCGCCCGCGCAGCCACCAATCGCTTAAAGTAGTCCCGCGGGTCGCGCACTTGCCTGCGCGTAGCTAGGAGATTTATCTTGCCATCGCCATGACGAAAAAGTACTCGACCTTGTTCTGTGAGGATATAGGCCACTCCGTCCGCAAACTTCACTCGCTCCAGCTCCCGGTCTCCTCTAGCACTGATCTTAGCCATCCTATCCTCCCTTCTCATGCACCACCTCGCACTCAAGTAGAGATTCCTTTCGCCCCTTCTCTAGCAATGTTAGAAAGGCATTGGCCTCCTCAGCTCTCATTACGAGCGTGCCACAGAAAGCCAAATGTCCCTTATCTTCGCCCGAAAAGATCCGCATGTGCACATGATGCCCGCTCCTATTCTCATATATCTTGAACACTGTAGGGATTCCGCCTTTCTCAGTTATTCTCGCCATCACGCGCTTCCTTCCGCATACGCAAGCTGATTGAGCTTCTCCCGCGCTCTTGCAATACACCTTAATGCATATTGTATCAAGCTTTCTTTAGTGATCCCTCGCTCAGGGTAAAGAGGACCGCTCTCAGACTGATTTATTGCATGTTCGATGTCCGCCAAGAGATCGAGCACCTCCATGACGATCAACTGAACCTCTGAGTACTCTGTCTTATCAAGCACCATCGGCGACCTCCTTGCCACATCCAACGCAAACCGTACCCTGCTCCACGCGATCTTCATCCCAGACAGACTTAAGATCCGCAGGCAGAGGGATCTGCCTCGCTACTATGCGACCCGCGCACCCTGCACAAAGAAATTGCCCACCAGGCAAAATCCAGCCTCGCAAACCGAGTTGCACTAAGCCAGCCTCCGGAGCGCCTTCTAGAAACCGCTGAATAGTTTCCGCTGTAAATTCCATCTTGCCTCCTTTCCTTGCACTTACTATATACAACATTCTCGCTCGCTTGTCAAGACCCCAGCCGGAAGTGCTCAAGAGAAAGGCATCGGGAGACGAGCCGCCTCAGCCAGCGAAAGGACGTTTACTGTCTCCTGAAAAGGAGCTGGCTTCCAGCCTGTCACCTCTTGGATGAAACCGCCCTTGTCTCCATTGC